ATGATATGGTTGATTTATCAAAGTTTGTTGAGGTATCACTCAATGAACAGGATGATTTTTTAAAGGTACGTGAAACATTAACTAGGATTGGTGTATCATCTCGTAAAGAGAAGGTTCTTTATCAGTCTTGCCACATTCTACACAAACAAGGCAAGTACTATATTGTTCATTTCAAAGAATTATTTGCATTGGATGGTAAGCCATCCAATATTTCAGAAAATGATATTCAAAGGCGTAACGCCATTGCTAATTTGTTAGAAGAATGGGGTTTGATTAAAGTGATAAATAAAGATATATTAGTTGACAACATTGCACCATTACATCAGATTAAGATTATATCATTTAAAGAAAAAGACCAATGGGAACTTATTACTAAGTATAACATTGGAAAGAAAACGCCAGAATATTGAAGAACCCACCTTAGGGCTGTTTGATGCTACGGTATAAGGCGTCCGTGCAATTGAACTGACATACGTTAATTGTCCCTGTATAAAGTAAGCAGGAAGATACGCCTTCGGGGTATCATTTTTATCAACTCGCTTAATAGGAGAAAAAACTATGACACGCTTTACAACATTATATCCTCAGTTTGTCGGCTTTGACCAACTATTCAATGAACTCGAAAGAATCGTTGAAGGTCAAGCTGTACCTAAACTTAGTACTTTCCCACCACACAACGTACTCAAAGTAGATGACAGTCATTATGTCGTTGAAATGGCAGTTGCTGGTTTTAGCAAAGAAGAAATCGATATCCAATTGGATGACGGTGTTCTGATTGTTAAAGGTGACAAGAAGGACAAAGAGGAATTTGAATATGTGTATCGTGGTATTGCAACACGTTCATTCACTAAATCAATTCGTTTGATTGACACGATTGAAGTCCGTGGTGCAGAATTCAAGGACGGCATTCTACGCATTGCATTAGAAAATGTTATTCCTGAGAATAAAAAACCACGTAAAATTGAAATTGGTAACAGTTTAAAGTTACCTAAGGCTCAGTTGTTACAAGAAAAAGTAGCAGCTTAACCAAGAGGGCTTCGGCCCTCTTTAGGAAAATTTATGATTAATATGATGATACATACTCACAAAGAGTATGCTTTTAATTTCGATTCAAGTTGGGTTAAGGCCTCTTACGCAGGAGGTTCTGGTCCATACGAATGGCATCCACCAAGTCCCAATGGTGAATACACTAATGTGAATAGTGGGTTGAATACTATCAATAAGTATCGCCATTATTATTCCAAAGTTGATGAGCTTGATTTTCTCAAAGCTTTAGGTCAACAAGCAACTGATTACTATCTTGCAAACAATGATACCGATTCTGAATATCTTGGTGTAGGTTCATATCGTAGATATCTAGCAATTCAACAAGGTGTTGGTTATGTTGGTGAAAAACTTCATGTACCATCTAATGTTGAATCGTGTAGAATGTTAACATCTGATTCACAAAAAGAAGCCGCATTAAGATATTTACAATCAGCTGATGTTGTTTGTAGTCGTTATCGTATGATGCATAACTCAATTGAGAATCAATACTTAGAATCACAACTGCCCGAATATTGGAATCTATTCAAAGAAGGCATTCAAGTTGTGAATCCAAGCTATCGTAAACATATGATGTGGTTTACTGATAATAGTATTTGTAATTATGAGTGTGTGTATATTTTGCCTAGACACCTATTCAAGCAACTTGTAAATGAGTATTTTGAAATCATGGAATATATCTGGAAGAATTGTTCTGAAACATTCCCTAATAAGAATGTTAAACAATACAATTGTACAGAAATTAATCCATGGAGATATCCTGGTTTTCTAAATGAAAGATTTGTGCCATTCTTTTTCTATGCAAATGGATTAAGAAAGATCGAAGTGCCATTAGCATTCTTAGAATGAAACAGAAGTTTGTTGATGCACACATGAAAGCCGCTGAAGTTTATGCTGAATTATCTACAGCTAAAAGACTTCAGGTGGGTTGTGTTATTGTAAAGGATAATACAATCATTGGTATTGGTTACAATGGCATGCCTTCTGGTTGGACAAATGAATGTGAAGTTATTAAACATACCGATTTTACGGGTACTGTGGTAACTATGTCCAAGCCTGAGGTACTTCATGCAGAAACAAATGCGATTGCAAAGGTAGCTAAGTCTACCAACTCTACAGATGGTGCAACAATGTTTATTACACATGCACCTTGTTTAGATTGTGCTAAGTTGGTTTATCAATCTGGTATCAATAGTGTTTACTATAGGAACACATATAAAAATGATGATGGTTTAAAGTTTTTAGAAAAATGTAATATTAAGGTTGAAAAATATGAGTGACGTTTTTAGAGATGTGGAAACATTTATGGTCGCAGCAGGCCAAACCACAAAAGAAGATAACCAAGAACAATCTATGTTGTATCGTAGGTTAATCAATGAAGAATACCATGAATTCATTGATGCCGTTACCAAAAATGATGATGTTGAAACTATTGATGCCTGCTTTGATACAATGTGGGTAATCATTGGGTATATGAAGTCCCGTGGTTGGGATTGTACAGGTGCTTGGGATGAAGGTGCTCTAAGTAACCTAAAGAAGATTGACAAGGAAACTAAAACTGTGATTAAACGGGAAGACGGCAAGGTTCTTAAGCCTGCCGATTGGAAGAAACCAGATTTTACCAAGTTTGCCAAGTAAAGCCTTGCAATTGTTAGTATATTGTGTTATAATTATTTTATCGTATTTAAATGAGGATGTATATGAATCTACGTGAATTGGCAAAGAAGTTAGTTGTTGAGAATAAGTTGCCACATGCAGACAGGTATGAACTGTTCTTGCGTGACTTTGACAACATGGTCGAGGTTGTTGGTTGGATGCAGGATCCAACTATCAATGTTCGTGAATTTCAGAATCGGGAAATGCTGATTCCAAAGCGATGGGTTACCATCGGTGTGTTAGATGGTAATATGAGGGTTAAAGGATGATTAAGCTTTTGACCTTCAAAACGAATCACTCAATCATGGGTGATGTTACAGAAACATCTAGTATGTTTATCATTTCAAAACCTGTTCAGGTTGTGATGCAACCAACTAAAGATGGTGCATCAATGGGTTTTGTACCATATGTTCAATTCTGTGATGAATGGAAAACAGGTATTACAATTAAAAAAGATGATATTCTTTTTGAAAGTACACCTGTATTAGAATTGACAAATCAATACAATGACATGTTTGGTTCTGGCATACAGATTGCCACATCCATTCCAAAACTATGATATAATGTGTGAATGTCTAAAAATTATTACACCAATGTTGCGGCAGTAGGCAACAATATCTGTTATCGGGGTGTGAAAGACGGTCGGCGCATTAAGCTTAAAATTGCTTATGAGCCGACTTTGTTTTTGCGCTCAAACAAAACAACCAAATTCAAATCACTTGAAGGTGTTTATCTTGAGCCAATGAAATTTGAATCGATGCGTGAAGCTCGAGATTTTGTTAAGCGGTACGATGAAGTACAAGGCTTTGAAGTTTATGGTAATTCTAGTTATCAATATGCCTTCATTGCAGATGAACAAAAAGGCATGGTTGAATGGTCAATGGAAGAACTATCGATTGCCGTTATCGATATTGAAGTTGGCTCTGAGAATGGTTTCCCTGACCCGTATCAAGCAAACGAAGCGATTACTGCTATTGCTGTTCGTCAATTGAATGGCGGCACCGCAGTCTATGGTTGTGGTGATTACAAGAATGATGATGAGACTGTTACATATCATAAGTGCCGTGATGAATATGATTTATGCAAAAAGTTTTTATCTGATTGGAATACAAACCCACCAGATGTAATCTCTGGTTGGAATATTAAGTTCTTTGATATTCCATATTTGGTTAATCGTTTCACTAAACTATTTGGTGAAGATGAAACACGCAAGTTATCTCCTTGGGGTTTAATCAATAGTCGTAAGGCTGTGGTTAATAACCGAGAGTTAACTGCATATGAGTTTGTTGGCATTTCCACACTTGATTACATTGAATTATACAGATGGTATGCGCCAGGTGGTAAATCACAAGAGTCATATCGCCTTGATAACATTGCTCAAGTAGAACTTGGTGAAGGTAAGATTTCTTATGATGAATTCGAAAACTTGCACCAGTTGTATCGTTTGAATTACCAAAAGTTTATTGAGTACAACATTAAAGACGTTGACTTGATTTTAAAACTTGAGAACAAGTTGAAGTTGATTGAACTTGGTCTGACTTTGGCCTATGATACAAAGACCAACTACGAAGATATCTTTGCACAAACTAGAATGTGGGATGCTCTAATCTATAACTATCTGTTGGACAAAAACATTGTTGTACCACCAAAAATTGTTAAGAGTAAATCAGAAGCGTTTGAAGGCGCCTATGTTAAAGACCCTCAAACAGGTATGCATCCATGGGTTGCATCGTTTGACTTGAACAGTTTGTATCCGCATTTGATGATGCAATACAATATTTCACCTGAGACATTGGTTCAACCAACCGATTACACGGATGAAATGCGTAACATCATTATGAATACGGTGTCTGTAGATAAACTTCTAACTAAAGAAGTTAACTTAGATAAACTTGAAGGTGCAACCATTACACCAAATGGCCAATTCTTTCGTACTGACAAACAAGGCTTTCTGCCTAAGATGTTGGAAGAAATGTATATTGACCGTTCCAAGTTTA